TTACCTGTTCCACGTGGAATAGCCACCCACAGCACAGGGACACCAGCAACCACGTTCCGATCTTTCACAATAGCTTCGCGACCAGCATACCAGTTGAGCGGATCACGGATAATGACTTTTTCCATCACTGTTCCTCCTCTTCGAACATGTGGTCGAGGCAGTAGTTGCAAGCCTCGGTGAAGATCTCAGCCATTGCATACGGCAGGTCGAGCTCGTAGCAAATGTAGCTGCCACCATACCAGAGATCGATTTCATCGAGATCCATCGACTGGACAAACCACCGGATTGCAGTCGCCCGATCCGGCGCGCCAGCTTCGATCAGCTTAGCAATATCAGCCTCGAAGGCCGCGACAGCAGCTTCCTGCCGCTTCCGCTCATACTCCATCTCTGCCGCGAGCTCATCGCCAAGCGCATCCCAGATCCGCTGCTTCTCGTCATTGGAAGCGTTGTTCCACTCACTCCACCACCACTCACCAGGCCGAAAGCCCCGAGCATCTTTATGCAGGCAAGAAACGATGTTTTCGTCGAACGTGTAAGCCATTTGTCTTTCCCTCTCTCTATGCTTTCAATATAAGATCAAATGCGGTCGAAGTCAACATAAAAAAAGCGCCCGAAGGCGCTTTTCTTTTCTTTATAATCAACTAGTTATCAGAAAGTGAACGCAACACCAACAGTAAACTCTTCGTATTCAGCGTCGGCGTCAAACTCAACGCGGCCATATGCATAGACGTCCTCGTCAATCGCGTATGCAGCGGTCAGGTCAAACCCTTCCAGGTCAAAGTCACCGTCAACAGCCTGCATCGTCATTTCAGGAGTAATTGTCAGGCGCTCGGAAGCGTAGAAGTCAGCTCCAAGACCAAATTCAAGCGTCTCGGCTTCGGTTTGATATTCAACATTGCCGAAGAAAACAGGTTCCTGGGCAACAGCAGTAGAAGTAGTAAGCGCAAGCGCGCCAATGACAGCAATCGTCTTCATTTTATATCCTCTTTTGTTTTTTTGTAAAGTGTCACCAGTTCTGTTTCCAGGTCGGTGACCCACCCATGTGAATCAAGCTGCTAGAGCGAGACCACGAGGAGCAAAGTTTGAATTTGCATTTAGTTTAGTGAGACTATAACGCGTCTCGACCGGTAAACTCCAGTCGGCTTTTGTACCAGTCGATCCGTTCAGGCCCGGAAAATAGTAAACTACTAAATACTGGGGCTGAATAAGGATGGACCCCGTTACTACTTTCCGTGCCTGGTGGACCTGCCGGTGGCGAAACCGGGTCCTGCATACATCTACGTTCCTTCAACGTTTACAGCTATACTTATATAGTAAATGTTAGTAAAGGTCAACAACCAGTTCTCGTTGATGTTGGGCTATGCCCTTTAGGTCACATGGAAGATTCGCGTCTCTTGCCGTATCCAAGTCGCTGCATCACTTCCATTCGTTGATCGTCCGTGTACTTTGTCCACATACGAATTTCTTCTAGTGTTCGTCCGCATCCGGTGCAGGTTGCTGTAGACTTATCAATTTTACAGATCGATATGCACGGTGTAATATACATTAGAACGGAGGCTCCTCGCCGGGATAAGATGGTTTCCATGGGACATATTTATCCTCCTCATCTTGCTTACGAATAAAAACCGGCGCGTGTTTGCGCACCGGTACAACTCCCATTGCTCGCAGGAAGATGTCGATTTCTTCAGGAATTTCGGTTGTAGAAGACATGATTGTCAATCTCTACGGTCTTGTTGTACGAATCGGCCCAATACGGAGTGGTGTAATCAGCATGAAACATCACAGCTCCTTCGGTCGGATCTTCGAGCAAACCGTAATTTGTGTAGACGTGTGTAGCGACAAACTGGGCATATTCCCACGCTCGTTGATCTTTTGGCTTGTCACTTTTGCCATCGTGCGTCCACGAGAACTGTTTGTTTTGCCAAACAACTTCGCAAATGGTGTTTGGATATTTTGCATCATTGATTCTATTGAGTGTCACCCAAGCAACAGCGCGCTGCCCGAGCTTGGATTCTCCGCGAGACTCAAAGTATACATTGAGTGCCAAACATTGCAGCTGTCGATCAACTATCGCCGCTTGATGAACCTGCTTTGCTTCAGCTCCAATCCATGCCATACTAACCAACACGGCGGATGACACAATAGCACCAAAAGTAGTAGTTTTTTTCATTGCTCTGCCTCAGTGTTATATACAATTGTATCTTATTGCAACGGGACAAAAAGGTCAACAGATATATACTACAAGAGTGACTGATTTTTTATTATGGCTCAGTCATAGGAGATAACATGAGTAAGTACGACATAAATCGCGATGGACATATGAGTGAAGAAGAAATTAAACTAGAAAATCGTGACAAGAAAGAAGACCAGCAAAGACGCATGGCTTGGGTGGCCATGGCTTCGATGGTCGTATTTACAGGATTTCTTTTGTTTACCGATATTGTTCCAGTAGATCGCGTTGATGCTCTAGCAAACGCGCTTGAGATGTTTTACATCGCACAAGCAGGAATTATCGCGACCTTCTTTGGAACGTCAGCTTGGGTTTCTAGGGGATGGTAAACGACAGTAGCAAAAACGCAAAGCTCGCTACCAACGCGCCCAAAACATAGTTCGTGTTAGTGGTATTGTAATATCCCACAATACAGGCCCCATTGATAAGTCCAAGAATCGTGATCACCACGAGTTCAATAGTCATACACCCAACAACCTCACAATTTCTTGGCGATTGGTTGGCAAAGTACCGCCATCGTTCAAGTGGTCTTTGACCTGCTCAAAATAGAAAGCAGCATCATCATATCCCTCAGACTCAAGAATCTGCTGTGCTGTGCGAAAGAAATCGCGCAGCCGCATTTCTGCGGATCCATCACTCAGAGCAGCTTTGTGGGTCTTGCCGGCACGTTGGTTGGACATTGATAGCTCCCATAAGGTATAATCCAAAAATCAAAGCCCCAGCAGCAGCAATTACCGCCAGCGCTGTTTGTACTTTATTGAACTCAACACCAAAAGTCAACACCAAAATGTTGATAGATGTTATTACCAAACACAGCACAAATAACATCATGATCATAATCTCAAGCACTTTGACACCTATCGCTTGACGTATACACCTTCTGACTGTCCCAACGCAGTCAGAACCTCGTCCCACATATCTATCGACAGCGCTATTGTTTTGTAGTGCTGGCTGTCTTCGCACCACTGTCTAATATAGACTAGGTCGTCGTATAGAATAACATCGACGTCCTCAAAGTTTTCTGTTTCATCGACAACTTTGAGGAGAATTTCATCAAAGTCTATCTCGACGCTAAACATTACGCTAGCTTGGGAGCTGGTGGAACGGGCGGAGGCGGCGGAGGAGAGGCAAGCCCAGTTGTTTGTTCGGCGTGGTATTTTTGATCGTGATCTTTCGCGTCGCCATAATCTCCATCGTATTTGTGCAACGTCTGCGCTTCAAAACACAAATATTGACCAATCCGCGTTCCAGGCTTAATCATCATCGGGCCCATTGTCACATGCATTACAGCGGCCATTACGCCTTCATATCCTGCATCATACAACCCACTGGTGAGAAAGACTCCATTGCGGTTAAGAGTAGATCTCGTTATGACAAACCCAGCTTCACCCTCAGCAACCGTAATCTTGTTTTCCATTACAACTTCATAGTGGCCAGGATCGAGGCGGTAGTATCCATTATATGACGGCATTACTGGAACGGTTCCGCGGTGCTTTTTTTGCTCTTCGTCTATAACAAATAAATCACCTGAGATAAAGAATACCTTTCCGAGCCGCAAATCAACTGCGTTTGGTTGGGTATCACCTTCCTGAATATTAGTTAGTGTGGATTGAGATTCACTCGATCCGATGTTTTTCATTGCCATCTTCAAGCTCCTTTGCATACATCATCAAAATGATATAATGAATTGCCTTTAGCAAGTCCTTCTCGTTTTTGCCGTTCTTTTTGCCATAGCGGGCAAGATACTTTATCGAAGTGTCGCGTGCAGTTGTTTCTAAGCTGCCCAAAGACGCCCAAAAATCAACTGTTTGGATTTCTTTATTGCCAACATAATGCTGGTCATATGTAGATTTAACATAATCCGCAATTTTCTGCAGAATAATGTCTTCATTATATCTGTATTCAATTTCGTCTTTTTGGTCATCAACAAAAACGTTTTTCATTTCAATCCCATTCCAGTTTTCTGTCGATATGTCTGCAGTTGCTGAGAGCGAGAGCAATCTGTTTATAATCTGCGGTGTTGTGATCAAAGTCAACCTCTACTTCATATTTTCCATCAACCAATCCAGTAGGTGAATTGTCAAACGCAATTCCATTTAGCCCAGCCCAGACAGCCGCTGAGCTATCCCACGTATCAATGTATCCCATGAAATCAGCGACAATGTCAATTTCATTTGGACCATCGACCATGCCAAGAAAATGCAGTTTCTTTTGGTTTTCGACAATCATGTCGAAAAAGTCTCGCTCAAGCAGCAGGTGCATTAGCTTCCACCGCGAAAGAAACCTCTGTAATTTGTTGCCTTTCTCAACCCCAAACATATTCGGAGCAGTGAGAATAGACACGCCGATATAGTCGACCTCGTCGGCCTGAGCAGCCCACTCAAAGGCCGCCAGTACTCCATTGATATTGTTTACTTCGGCTTGAGGAACAAAGAATGTCCCAAATCCAAATTCTTTAAATTTCGGCGCAAGATTTTTTGCCGCATCAACTGTCTTGGCCGCCGGTTCGCCAGGATAATCCGACATGACGATGTAGTTAGCACCAACAGCGAATCCCATGTCGAGCAACTTGTCTTGTTCGTACATTGGCTTGCCCTGCTTATACATCTCAAATCCACCATTATCCATGACAACAACAGTGTTCTCACGACGGGGCATGTTGCCATACCACTCTCGATATGCTTTATCTTGCTCAACAAGATGAGCCAATGTGAGGTGAAACGGCCTGTCGGCCGCAAAAATGTCAAGATACTGGGTCGGGGAAATATGTGCGAATTCGGTCATTATAACTCCATTGTTAAAAAATAGGCAGTGCTAAACTGCCTATTATTATCAGTCAGATCAAGTGGTTAGTCAACTACTATTCGAAATATTTGTCTTTAGCGTTTATGTGCGAAGCCGCATCTGGGTGGTGTTTTGTAGCAACCCGGTGATGCACATGGTTAAAGTCTGGGTCTCTGTTCCATCTCTTCGCTTTTTGTTCGAGGCTTTTTTTCTGGTGGTCGTGTAGATAATCACCCTTTTTCGTCTCACCAGTTTTTAGATTAACGGTGTGAACACGCTCGCCGCCCGGAGCTGAATGCCGGCTGGTGTGCAATGTTTTTACTTGTTTGCCGGTTTTTTTGTCTATGTGATTGGTTGTTACAGAAAGATTGTTTCTGCTCTTTGCGGCGCTATCATGAGACTTAAATTTCTTTACCGAACGGTGGTTGATGTCCTTAACATAACCACCACCTTTAGCCATATATCCCTTTTCAGGATGATGAACAACATGAACAACGCTGCGGTCTTCGGCTTCGTAAAGATTTTCTTCATACAAATCATCATTATTATACACAACCGACTCAACCTGGTGAACAGGAACGTAGTATGATGCTTTTGGACCATGCACATGGGCATAGCTTCTACCACCTTTTTGTTTCAGCCCAGCATACTCGCCGTGAATTTTTTCGCCTGTGGTGCTATGAGAGAACGAAACCTTTGTTCCCTTCTTTACGCCCTTTAGGCGCTTGACGTGATCGTCATATGAAGCGGCCTCGGTTAGTTCGCTGCGCAATTGTTTGAAGTTTTTCATTTTGTTGACCCATGTGTTGTAGTTGCTTTGTGTTATTTATACAAAAATATCACTCGGCAACATAGACAGCGTAAGATCCATTCTCTCCATCTTCGCTAACTTCGATCTCAATCTTGCGGCCGGGGTATTTTGTAGAAATAGCTTGCGCAAGGTCGTCTGACAGCATTTCGCACGACTTGTAATTTAGTTGCAAGGTGTTTTCCAGATACAGCTGTTCAAGCCACCGCTTGAACTGGATGAACTCAATATCTCGATCGTTGTGAAACACTTCAATACTAACCTTAAAGTGGAACACGTGTCGGTGGGGGTATCCAAGAAAGCTGACGTCAGCTAGGTTAGGATCTTCTAGTGCTGCTGGGTATTTGTGGATTCCTTCTTTCTTAAAGGTCACCCAAATGCGATTAACAACTTTTTTCATGCACATAACCTTTTTTTCATTTCGTTACATTTGTATGTCACCCACTTGGCCTGCTTAAGCGTCACAAGACGCAGTTCTGTCAGCCCAGTGTCTTTACTATAATAGTCATTGGTTGGACAGCCAAGGATTTTTTCGACCCACACTTTGTTCGGGCCATGATAAGGAAACACCTGGTTTAGCCAATACTTTTCCCAGTGCTCCGCATCTTCGCGCGTCGGATGCCACATCGAAAATTTGATCGCAATTTTCCAATCAGAATAGTCACTTTTTTTATAACCATCCTGAATCGTTGCATTGAATCGATCAGCAACATCGGAGTGGTGTGTTATTCCAAACTTAATAAAGATTTTGTTTGGAGGCATAGCAAACTTGGTGTTTTCCATTGTCACCAAGTAGCTCTTTATTTGCTGATTCACCGGACACCAACCTTATTGAGGATAGTAGGAAACCGCTCAATTAATGCTTGCTCAATACCTGCAAAATTAATTAGCGGGTTATTAAACGTGTTAAAAATCATTGTTTGAGGACAGGAATAAACACGAACAATATCGTTGAGCTCTGTTGCAGCTTCTACAAGTGTTTCGTATTTAAAGTGACGGTGAATTCTAGTTTGATTGCACCGCTTGCCTTTGTTAACCCAACGTCGTTGAAACGAGTTGGAAAATTTTCCCGTATACCACCAAACGTCGCCAATAAAAACAATGTATACGCCAGATATTGATTCAAAGTATGTTCTATTAACTACTGTGTATCCAGCATCGTTGATAGTCATCGTCAGTTTGAATTCAAGCTGATAATTGTCAATCGATATGATTTTTGTATCCATTTGTACACCTGTCTGTTATACATTTAATATAACAATAACAGGTGTACAAGTCAACAGCCAATTACGTCCGATTGCCGGCAAACTGCTGCTGCATTTTGATATAATCAAGGAATTCGTTCTTGACGCTTGGGTTATAAAATTGCCCGCGAAGCTCAGCAGTCTGCGTTAGCGAGCTATGAGCACACACACCCCTATTCCTTGGATATATACAGCAATATCGCTTGCTCTTGTTGCTTTCTGAATTGCATCTGCAATCTGCTTAGTCAATTCTTCCTGCAAAGTGCCGCGCCGAGCGCAGTGCTGTGCAATTCGCGCATACTTGCTAAGACCAATCACCTTAACACTCGGCAGCAGCCCAATGTAAGCCACGCCCTTGACCGGTTGGTGATGATGAGAGCACATTGACGTAATTTCGGCGCGAACAACAATCATCCCGCTGTAGCGAGTGTCGGCATCGTCATTCGGAAATGCTGTAACAGCCGGAGGCGCATGATAACGGCCGCTCATAATCTCGTTGATATACATTTTTGCTAGACGACGAGGGGTGCCATGAGAGTTAGGATCGGTTTCTCGATCAATTAGCAAACTATCGAGAACATCTTCAAAGCGGATTGTCAACTCGTCGATCAGCATCGACTTTTCTTCTTCGCTAATCCACTCAGAAATGTTGTCGTTTGCCCAGAAGCGAACGCCATTTTCGCGCAGACGATAGCGAATCAACTCCGAAACATATGCAGGAGATTTGCTATCAACAGCATCCTGCTCAATATCATCTGGATCCCGCTCAGTAATATTAATATCAGTCATTTTTTTCCTTTCAGATTTGTGCTTAATGTCGGTGGAAAGGGAAGGAGGACCGACAAGCCTGCGCCAGCTAAAAACCATTAGGTGCAACCGCTGGATTATTCCGTTGCTTAGATAAAATTTTCCAACGAGCCTGGCTCATCCTTTTGAGGCTCGGGTGGATACAAATGTTTGATTTGCCTAACTATATGCATATCCGCCACATGGTCAACACAAAAATCGACAATTTCAATTATTTCATCGTAGCGATGATCTCTACATTCGCGCGCTGGAGCTTCCATGACAGATTGAATCACGTGGTATATGTGTGCCACTGGAATCCGGCCATATGGATGGCTAGGGTGATCCGGCAGCTTGCCATCAATCTTGGCAGCTGCCCGGATTACATAGGCATGTAATCTGTCGCGCAGTTCGTTTCTCATGTACCAATCTGATTTCCAAATAAATATACATGAACGCGAGCAGATACGTTATAACCACGTTCAAATGCAATCTTAGCAACTTCGCCGGCTGTTGCTGTCTGTTCCTCTTCTCTCGCGCCCACCGGCATAATGTAGACAGGCCAATTTACCCCTGCTTGGCGGAAAATGTCAACAACCTCTTCCAGCTCATCCCACTGTTCTTTGTCAGCACCGACAACAAACTTCAATTGACCAGAAGGAAGAGTTGGTTTGCTGTTAGCATTTACCCAATCACCAATTTGCTTATAATCAGCAACGATATTGGGCTTGATAGCCTTCTCTCGCTTTTCGCCAGCAACCGTCCACAACTTCGGACTAACACTAAACAGCAGTGGAGTATTGAATGTCCCGTGATTTGTCAAGAATGATTTAAAATCATCTGACAGAGGCTGTGTTCCATTCGTCTCAAATGTAATAGAACGCGGCAGATTTTCCTGATCCTTGAATAGCTGGTAGATCTCCATCACTGCACGCTGAGCGGGCTTCATGAGCGGCTCTCCGCCGGTAAAACACATGTCTGCACGCATCTTAGAATTGGGATGGAAGAACGTTCCATCTGGGTTGCTGTCGGTGATTGTTGTCTGGCGGATCTGATCAACAATTTCAGCAGCGGTCTTGTGGCCCATCAGATGCTTAAATTTCTTTGCCCACGTATAGCTAGAATCACATCCCTTGTCCCAAACAGGAAGATCTTCGACGCGGTCAACAGTCGACACATCAAACTGTTCGAACGGCAGCTCCCACGTTTCGGGCTTCGTGGGAAACTTCTGACCAAACCCATTACACTGCAAATTACACATAAAGAACCGAAGCCAGATAGTCCACTGGCCCGTAAACATTCCTTCACCCTGAATGGAGTTAAATATTTCTGAATAGTAGTATTTGTTCATTCAAATAGATCCTCATTCCACTCGCGGTGACCCTCTCGAAATGCCATGTTGCTCTGAGTCTCGCGCACCTCTACACGGAAGCACCACAGCCGCTCTGCTTCTGAAGGTCCCCAGTAATCTGGAATAAACACGCCGTTAACAAACTTGTATAGTTGATCCGCAAGTCCTTCGCACCCGAGCTTTGGAAGGATTGTCAGCTTTGCCATCTTTTTTGATTCAAGCAGACGATATGTTTCTAGCTCAGGATCATCCTCTGCAACCAGCAGCGTGTGATCAAACTGATCTTTGAGAATCTGCTTTAGCTCTTTTAGGCCACCATAATCTGCGACCCAATTTCTTACATCGAGGTGATCTGTTCCGAAGTAGAACTTCATGCTAAAAGCATAGCCATGAATCGTGTTACAGTGTGAATCAGCTTTCCACTGCCTGTATGCACAAGGGAACTCATCATGATATTCTTTAGTTGAAACATACTTGTATGTGCGTGGTTCAAACATATTTTTCCTCTAGCTTCTTGATTCCCAACGCCCAGTTCTCAGCTGCGTCTTCGACGTAGCGCAGCGATTTGTTGGGAAATTCTTCTGTGTAAAACAGATGATTCTTATCATCGAAATATTTAATATAGATCATCTCTTCTTTAAAATCAACATGTACTTCGCAGCGTCCGCGGCCATCATCAGCCCAATACGTAGAAAGTTTCTTACCCATTGTCAACAAACTCCTCTATCATAGGAAAAAGACTAGAAATAGCAGCTGCACAGCACCGCGCGATTTCGATGTGCTCTTTTTGGGTTCCGTTCGCCGATCGAAGCTCAATATAATGAACCCATGAGCGAATAGTGCCAGCCATAAACAGCCGCGACTTAGTATTGCCTTCTGGTAGCACACATCGGGCCTGCTCTTTTGCAATACCCTGCGCTAGTGCCCACTTATAAGCCATTTCTGCTTCGTGGATTACTTGAATTTGCTTCGCCGCCCACGATCTTTCCAATTTGTCGTCGGTGTTTTCAATACTGTTTTGTCTATTCTTAGGATCTTGTAAACGAGCTTCTCTAAGAACAAACGTCTCATCGAGCGATGTCGGATTAGCATACCTCTGAGAAAACTCTTGGAACTTAAACGAACCGTGGCGAAGGATTTGACGTGCAATGTCTCGTGTAGTATCTATACCGAGAGTGATTGAAGCCATCTCAAGTGGGCTCCAATGTTTGTGTTCGATCAAATAACGAATCAGCTTCTCAGCTGTCTTATCATTAAACTGATTAGCTGGATTAGATACACGCGCACAAAACGCTAGCATCTGTGTAAGATTCGGCCAATGTGTACCCCCTTGCTCAGCCCAATCAGCAGCTAAGCGCGCTGATGGTTGTGGTCTAACAACCACCCATGCCTTCGGTTGAGAATAGTCATACTGCTTCATCAGCAATCTCCACTCGACCGCGGTTCTGCAGCGACTTGATGTATTCTTTGCCACTAACTTTGACTTTGATAAACCGCGCGCGAGTGTTGTTCCTGTCGGGGTTTGGCATTGTCAGGACAATATCCTTGCCCTGCATGAGAGCTTTCTGCTGATTCAGCCAACGATCAGGAGATTGCAGATACTCACTGCGGATTGCGTTGCGAGTCTTTTTATTAACAGTTGGTCTCTCTCCCTTAGAAACATACTGCTTGCCAGATGGTTTGCTACCCATGTTATTCTCCTATTCGATTACAAAATCTTTAAATTTCTCATATTCGGCATGTCGTTCTGCCGCAGTTGATTTGTCAAACACCGGAACGTCTTGAACAAGATCTGATGTCGCATCTGCTACATCATACAACCTCATTTTTGACTTATCAACTCCAACAACAAATCTTTTATTGACATTTGGATCATTATACCTATTTTTCAATTGTTTGACAAGTATTTGTCCTTGAGCAGCCAATTCATCATTTGAAACAAGTGCAAACATTAAGTCGGCGGTTGCTGGGAGACCAAACGATTCAGACGTATCCTCGAGCCCAGGATCACTATTTTGGAACCCAGTCCGGGTTGTTTGTGTTGCCGAAACAACCGGAACATTAAACTCTACAGCAAGACCTCTCAACTCCTCCGCAATTGCTTTAATGTAGCTATAGCTATTAATAGCACCACCCATACCTTTCATTCTCGCAGATGCACAAATATTAAGATAGTCGATGAATACCAGCTGAGGAACAAAACTCTTTTTTAGTTTAAGCTCATTTAGTAGAGCTCTAAAATGAGATGTGTTAGCTTGTCCTGTTGGATACTCTTTGATAATTAACTTTCCGTCTGTCTTATTAGCAATCTTTTCATTCGCTCAGCAATACGCTCTTCAGCCATTTCTAGCGTGATATAAAGGACGTTATACCCCTGAATCAGAGCATTAGCAGCACAATGACACATAAACAAACTTTTTCCGACACCCGTGTTGTGCGAAGAAATGCCGTTCGTATAATATCGATGATTTTCATGCTCAACGTTAATATCAACAATAGGGATCTGTCTGCCGGTGTAAGTTACAACCCCCTGTTTATAACCTTTGTTTGTTAAAACGTTTACTTCGCCTTTATGGGACAACTCTCGCGCCGAATGCCAACCGAGAGTAGTTTCAAATAAATGATCCGCGTTGCAGAGAACTGGATCGTAGCCTTCTACTTCTAAGATATATTCTTCATACATTCCTTTGTTTATAAAAAAGTTTACTGGAACAAATCCATCTGGAGAATCAACCTCTACTTCATATCCATTATCTAAAAGTGTTTGAACTTCAGCAATAGATGTTTCTTTTTCTCTCCAATAACTCATTTTTTCTTCCTTGTTAATCCTATTCGCCAATCTGGATTATCTGCTAAAAACTGTTGCCTCTCCTCTTCTGTTTTTAGCTTACGATTTATTTTTCCATTTGTGACGGATTTTTTTCCAGCACGAGCACCATACAATCGCGCTTTTTCCTTGTCATTGAACAAACATTGCTGCTCAACAAAAGCTTTGTTGTTTTTCCAACTTTTGAGGCCGCCCAGTTTAGAGCGTTCACTTCTTCCCGCAGGTGTAGACCAATAATAGAAGTTTTTAGTGCCTTCTGCAACATATTGTTGTTTTTGTACTTCCATAGTTTTATGACCAATGCTCCTTTTAGTATCATAATCTAGTGCGTGAGCACCAATACTACGTTCAGCGCAGCTCTTTCCTAGAGCAACTCGATCTTCACGGGAAAGACCTCTAGGACCTATACCAATCATTTTATATGATCTTTTGTCTCTAATATCACCATATATTTTCCATCGAAGCCAATGTGCTTTGCTATGTTGTGTCTGTGTCATATACAAAACATTTTCAGTTACATACTCACCTCCAGCATACCCCGGAACTATCCGATGACAGTGACATCCATCAAAATGTGTCTTACTAGCTTGTTCGTATAGATGGTTGAGAGCTTTTAGATACAGTTGTTTCATAAATATCTCCTTTGTTGTATAGAGATATTTATATCATTCTGGCTGGGACAGGCGTTTACGATATCGTATTTTTACCTTAGTACTTGGGTGTACACAACCAGCGAGAGCAATATTAAGCGTCTTGTTAGGGAGGCCTCCCTTTGTACCAGCGAGAGCAATATTAAGCGTCTTGTTAGGGAGGCCTCCCTTTGTAATTTTGTTAAAGAACTCAAGATCAAAAGGGATACGAGCTTCTTGCTCGTGGTAGAATTCGTATCGCTGTTCAACGTTTTCAATATAGTCGTGACCGATGTTGGTGTCAAAGCTGACCGCGAGCGCTTTTTGAAGGATATCTGGTACGGCATTTTTAGTTAGCGTTTGATGTTTTCCATCAATGATGTTAATCGACTCCATCACTGCTAAGTAAATAGCGCGCTGCTGACACCATTGTTCAGTAGTATCTAGCAACCATTGTTCATTTTCTTTTTGTGGATTGCAGATTTTAGGAAGAATTTCAGCAGCATATTTGTACTGCTCGTCTGTTAGACGGTCACTACTCTCAAGCTCAATTCTAAAAGCTTCTTCTGACGGAAGCTTATTATATTTGCCAACAAATCGACCGACTTCTTTGAATAGTTGCTGGTATATGCTATCAAAATATTCTGGCTTAATAAACGGTAGAACTTTTCGCATATATGATTCGTTCGTAATAATGTTACGAAGAATAACCTGCTCTAAGTCAAGATTTGCCACTCTCGGTTTCCTTTTCCATCGCCTCTGAGATTGCATTAACAATAATGCTATGAAGAAT